TGCCGATTCTCCTCTCGACATTTTGGCGAACCACTTGTCGGCTTGCGTACGTGTTCTTGCTCCCCCGCGACGTGCGCGACGGTGGTGTGCAGCGCTGGATGAAGTGTGCAACTGCGAGTCAAATGAAAGCTCCTCTTGCTCCTCGCCAGATAGCCAGCCATAGATCGAGCGACCTGCATGGATGAGCATCAGCAAAACCGACACTTTTACTCCAAACTGCAGTCCGTTCTGGATGGACCCGGCAACGCACTCGTCGTAGCGGCCTGACCCCCACTTGAGCCAGCTCTCCTCAAACGTGACGACAAAATTGTCGAAACACGCCCTCTGGTAAGCGGCGGTTGTGCGGATCACATCAGGATCCAAGCTGGGCCTAGCCCGAGCCACACCGGCGTTCACTTCATCGCGCTCGCCGTGGACATCGAGATTAGCCATCTGAATGGCAATCTTATCGGACTCATACTCAGAGTGCTCCCTGCACATCGACAAGTCCTGGTCTTGGCCTCTTGCCCTGCAAACGACGTGTCGCTGGCAGCCCGGGAAGCTGCAGTGATGACGATGCACCTCTTTCAGGCAAGCGCCCAAAGTCACAGGTGATTCCTCAGTCGACACTACGTCTCGGGGATTCTGCTCGAACACCTGCCTGCAGATTTGTCTTCCACTACAGGTCGGACAAGTCCATGATCCACCGGTCACCCAATGGGAGGACTTCTTTCCACAGCAATTGTGCTCGCACCCTGGCCGGTTTCGCCCTTCAGATTGAAAGTTGAAGAGACTAGCAATCGCCTCGCTTGGGCTCATGGGGGCAGTGGGTAACTCAAAGCCGGCGCGAAGCACTTCATTGACAATGTCTTCAGCACTTCGCTCTTCGGCGATACCACCATCCACCATCGCCTGGATGATCTCGCACTGCTCGTTGTGATTGGCATAGTTGTTCCTAAGAACTTCTACGAGAGTAGCGAAATCAAGCAAGGGATACTTGGTGTCCTGGCGTGGGTTCAGGTCGACGGCATGATCAAACTCGGCTGGCAGTACACGGAAATTGCACCACTTAACGCTCTCGAGCTCTTCACGCGAATACTTCGTCGAATCGAAGTTATGTCCTCCTGGCTGGGTAGGCCTGAAGTCCTTGCTTCTCACGACTTGCACCACCAACTTGCGGCGGCGCTGAAACGCGCTTGCGTCGATTTCCGGAGGCCGATCCCACGGCGTGTTGTTCAAAGTAATGACCACTTCTGGAGCAGCCATAGTACCCTTGATACCCACATGAGGCGAATCAACAGAGGCCATGTTCGGCATGAACGGAGCAGTTGAGATCAACGTGAGATACTCTTGCGCACTTTCCGTCTTCTGGGTAGGGTCACCAACGAGAAACTCGTCCATTACTACTCGCTTTTGACCCTGATACCCGCTCCAATACTCGTCGGAATTCGACTTGTAGTAGACGTCAGATGGCACGCTGTCGAACGCTTCCCGTAGGAGGCGCTTCATGAGCAACGTCTTCCCAACTCCAGGTTCACCGGAGATGTGCATGCTAAAGGGAAGCCTGCGCGACCCTTGAGAATGCTTTTTCTGCACAAGGACTGAATGCACGGTAAATAGCCGAAAGTAGATTCCAAGCAACTGATGCCGGATCTCCGTCAAACCTCCACGCGTGCAGAGTCTCATAAGCGCCATGCCTTCTCGCATCAAGCGCTCGACCGTCTCTTCGTAGTACTGCGAACACACAACCGTAGAAGTGCGACTCAGCGCCACGAGTGCCAGGCTCGTGCTCTTCCATGACTCGAACTTGTACTCAGCCTTAGCCTTTTCACCCCCGTAGGCGTGAACGAAAGCAAGACGGATAGTCGATGGAAGGAGAGAGAACAACGCTCCCATGGAGTTGGACATAATAGTCCCCCCCGCCATGGCCAACATCATAGCCTTGACCTGTCCTGTGAAATCCACACGAGCCTCGCCCTTGAGCTTGAACATGTAGATCCCGACCCCACACAACAAAGCAGTTACATCGGTGTTTGACTCCGACTGATACTT